CGACAACCGCAAATAAAATCGTCAGCGTTGTAAGCCTCTGCTGCCCGTCTATTACATCTGCATGAGGCTTATCATCATCTTTAATCAAAACGATGCTCCCCAGAAAATAATTATCTGCCTGTTCTGTCTGAAAAAAGTCCAATAGATCGTCAAATAATGTTTCCGTCTCTTCTTCCGTCCATGCATAGGGTCTTTGGTATGCCGGAATATAATAATCAAATTCTTCGCTGAATATCTTACTTAAAGGATACTCTTTTCCTGTAATCTTGCTACCCATAATAATGTCCCCTTAACATTTTTCTCTTTTTACATAGGTGAGCTCTATGTCATATCCCAATGCCTCCATCATCTGCACAAAGGTCTTGTTGACTACACCTTCCTGCTTTTTAATGATACGGTTGACATAGGATTTTGTAGTCCCAATATCCCCGGCAAGCTGTGCCTGGGTAGTTTCATTCTCAATGCATTTTACTTTTACATCCACTTCTATATTGTTTTTCACCATAGTATCTGCCTCTGCCTGTTTACTTGTTTCTCAAATCAGATAACTTATTATAACCTTTTCTGAACTATTTGTCACTACTTCTGCACAGCAAAAAGGCTCCCCAACCGGAAAGCCTTCAAGCACTCTTTTTATATGGTTACCTCCACACCATTCTTGAATGTGAAAACCATCTTCTTTTTGCAGTCTACCGTGACATGTTCCACCATATCACCCCAGAGGACTTCATCGAATTCCTCCACCACACCATTCTTTTTCAGCGTTTCCAAGAACCTTGCCAGTACCTGCGACCGTGCCGTCCGTGCGGCAATCTCCTCGGAAACCTTATCATGCTTTTCCTTCAGCGTTTCATAACGCCCTGCCAGCCCGCTGTAACGTTCCTGGTATTTTCCCTGGTCCATGGCAGTCCGGGCATTTTCAGCCACACAGTTCTGCACCATCTCCGCCAGCACCGCCATCTCCTGTTCCAGCTTTTCCCGTTCCGTTTCCAAACCGCTACTGTCGGAAAGCTGGCCGATCACTGTCTCCGTATTCCGGATGATTTCATCCTGCCCTGCAAGAAACCTGTTATAGGCTGCAGCAAACGCCGCTTTGATCTCATCCTCTGTCAGGTGCGGCGTTGAGCATTTCTTCTCTCCGTCAAACTTATGGTTGCACTGGTAGATGACCCGGCGGTACTTATCGTTGGAATGCCACACCTTGGAGCCGTACCATGAGCCGCATTCCGCACATTTTATCCTGCTGGAGAAAATGCCCACGCCGCTGTACCTACTTTTCCCCCTGGCCCGCCTTGCGATCTCTGCCTGCACCAGATCAAACGTTTCCGGCTTTATGATTGCCGGGTGGCTGTTCTCCACATAATACTGCGGGACTTCCCCCTCATTCGGCTTTGTCTTTTTCGTCAGGAAATCCACCGTAAAGCTCTTCTGCAGGAGCGCGTCCCCTTTATATTTCTCATTCGTGAGGATGCTGCGCACCGTGGACTGGTTCCACCTATATTTGCCTCCCGGTGTCCGCAGGTGTTGCCGGGTCAGCTCCGCCGCAATGGAATGAAAGGAAAGCCCGTTCAGGAACAGCCTGTATATCTTCCGGACGGTTTCCGCTTCCGCCTCATTTACCACAATGCTCCCATCCGTGCCTTTGTCATAGCCCAGGAATCGGCTGTAGGCAAAGCTGACCTTTCCATCCGCAAACCGCTTCCTGTGCCCCCATGTGGTGTTCTCCGAAATGGAACGGCTCTCTTCCTGCGCAAGGGAGGACATGATGGTGATCAGCAGCTCCCCTTTGCTGTCGAGCGTCCATATGTTTTCCTTTTCAAAATAGACCTCGATGCCTTTCTCCTTCAGCTTCCGCACCGTGGTCAGGCTGTCCACCGTGTTCCTGGCGAACCTGCTGACCGACTTGGTGATGACCAGGTCTATCTTCCCGGCAAGGGCATCCGCCACCATCTGTTTAAAACCCTCCCTGTGCCTTGTGTTTGTTGCGCTGATCCCTTCATCCGTATATATCCCGGCAAACTCCCAATCGTCACGCCCCTTGATGTAAGAGGTGTAATAATCCACCTGCGCCGCATAGCTTGTGACCTGGTCTTCATGGTCGGTGCTGACCCGCGCATACCCGGCGACCCTCCGCTTTTTCGTGCTGCTGGCAGGGACCGCCGTGAAACGATTGATGGAGGCAGGGATTGTTTTTACCTTTTTGTTGACACCCAATACTTCTCACTCCTTATCTTCTTCATTTTCTCGCTCATGGCTCTCCTGCGCTCCTCTGTAAATGTCCCTTTGATAGATTCCTTAAATTTGGCGCGCTGCTCCTCCGTCCACGGCCTGCCCTGGTACCGGAAATCGTACTGGACGCTTTCCTCATGCCCGTCAAGGAAATGGTAGGTAAGCGCCATCTCCGTGGATACTGAGATATGCCCAACCTGCGCTCGGAATGCGTCCCCGTCAAATTCCGGCGTCCCCATGACCTTTGCTGTCAGCCCCATCAGCCTGTCCTCCCGGATTCCTTTCGTGCGGCAGCCCTTCCCAGACTTTTTGTCCATCCCGCACCTCCAGTACCCCATCTTCCCAGTCGGGGAGGATTTGCAGGGCTGGCTCTGCCTGCGGAAAGCGAAACCGCAGTGTTCACATTTTATTCGGGTAGTAAAAGACGAGTATCTGCCGTTTCCGCCCGCCATGTACTCCCGCATCCAGCCCCTCTGCCTGTCTTTGTGTTCCTCTGTCCAACAGTCTTTTTTTGCCGTGGACTGCCATACTATTTCCGCATCCATGCCGTCCTTGAAATAAAAATGGAGTTTCCGTCCTTCGCCGACTATAACGGCACTGACACGCTCTTTGAAAATATCCTCATCAAACTCTCCAAGCCCCATCGCCTCCGCACAGGTTTTCCGCAGGACAGGCTCAGGGATATCCTTGGTGCTGCATCTCCCGCCCTTTCTCTTGGTGGTGCTGCAGACCCAGTACACAGCTGTGTCCCCGTAAGTGGTGCTGCCTTTCGCCCTGTTTTCCCTCTGGCTGCGGACAAAGCTGCATCCGCACTTTCCGCATTTCAGCATACTGGTAAAACAGGTGGTGTTCAGCGCCTTGTTCGCAAATGGCCCCATCTCCTTCCTGCGGGCCATCTCCTCCTGCACATACCGGAAGGTTTCCATATCAATAATGGCTTCGTGTGTCCCTTCCACATAATACTGCGGCAGCTCGCCTTTATTCTTCTTCCGCTTTTTCGTGATGGGGTCTTCAATGTACTCCTTCTGGAGCAGAAGGTTCCCTGTATAGGTGATGTTGGTCAGCACGACCTTGATATTGGAATCCACCCATCTGCACCCCTGTGCCGTGGTGATCCCCTCGGCGGCAAATTCACGCTCCGTTTCCAGGCGGGACTTTCCGTCAAGGAAGTTCTGGAAGATACGCTTTACGACCTTGGCCTCCTCCGGCTCGATCACAAGCCGATCCCCTTCCCACCGGTAGCCGTAAACTCGGAAGCGCCCGTTTGGGATTCCCTGCTCAAAACGTTTGCGGGTCCCCCATTTCACATTGTCGCTGATGGAGCGGCTCTCCTCCTGCGCAAACGATGCAAGGATGGTCAGCATCAGCTCGCCGTCCCCGCTCATGGAACTGATGTGTTCCTTCTCGAATCTCACTTCAACGCCCAAGTCTTTCAGATGCCGGACAGTGTCCAGAAGGTCTACCGTGTTCCTGGCAAAACGGCTGATGGACTTGGTCAGGACAATATCTATCTTCCCCTTTTCGCAGTCCTCCACCATCTGCCGGAAACCGCTGCGTTTTGCCGTCCCAGTGCCGCTGACCCCGTCATCCGAATATACCCCGGCGTATTCCCAATCCGGGTTTTTCTGTATCAACCCGCTGTAATAACTGACCTGCGCCGAGAGGGAATGCATCAGGCGCTCCGTTTCCATCGACACGCGGGCATAAGCCGCCACCTTTTTCCTCGGCCTTAAAACCGGGAGCGATGGCTCGACTTTGCTGATTTTCCGCATAAAATCAACTCCTTTCCGTGTCCATGTTCCCTCTGTCTGCCGATAATAGCAAGTCATTTCCAATCAGTAATGTGCCGAAAACAGG